AAGAAGAAAAACAACAGCAGATAATAGAATCATGCTGTCAACTAGGAGATATAAAATGAAACTAGAAACACTTACATTAATAGCTGGAATATTCTTTGTATGTACTATGTATGTACAAGCAGAGACAGTATATACACCTGATGGTACATATACATGCACTGTGTATGATGACGGCACAAGGATTTGTTTCTAATGCGATGTCGTGCATGTGATAAAAATTTATCTGACTTTGAATCTACTCGTAAGCATCATGAATCAGGTGAGTTTGTAGACCTGTGTAATAAATGTTATAGTACTATACAAAGTGATGTCAATGATATTGATGAGCGAGAAGACTTGCGTCATGTAGATGATGAATATGACGAGTAAGTTTATAAAGCTAGGACCTTGCCCTCACTGTGGTTCTAGTGATGCTAGGGGTGAGTATGCTGACAATTATTATTGTTTTAGTTGTGGTAAATACGATAAGAAATCTGACACTGCATCGTTGAGAGAGCGTATCAAACAGCGAACAAAACAACATGTAGCTAATGGTATTGGTCTCATTGATACAGTAAAAGAAATACCTCGTACTGCTATGCAATGGTTACTAAAGTATAACATTACACCAGCAGAAATAAAACAATATGGTATTGCTTGGTGTATGAACAGACAGTTACTTGTGTTAATACAAAATGCAGGATACTGGCAAGCTCGTAACTTTGGCTTTGGTAACATGAAGTATATGTCTCAAGGTATGAAACCTCTTGAGATATATGGTGAAGGTAAAACAATAGTAGCAGTAGAAGATGTATTGTCTGCTATTAAAATAGCTAGATGTAGAGGTGAGGGTATCTGTGCTACACCTTTGCTTGGCTCCTCTATGAGCAAGCAAGTTGTCGCCCAGTTATCTAAGCAATATGACACAGTACATATATGGTTAGATAGAGATAAGGCTAAACAATCTATACGTATAAGAAACAATCTGCGTGAAGCAGGTGTAACTAGCAGGGCTATCATCAGTGCGCTAGACCCTAAAGAGTATAACAAAGAGGAGATATTAAAATGGTTGAAGAGTTAATCATCAAGCTGTTCATGACAGAACGAACGGCATACGATAGATTCTACAAACATCTAAACTTAAGTTATATTAAAACTAACTTTGTTAGTTTATATAAATTGTTTATGGTAATTCATAGTTACTATGAAAAGTCTGACAAGACTTCGATGAGTAAGAGTGATTTAGAATTAGCATATCATAGTAGTTATCTACTAGAAGATAGTGAACGCAATGAACTATCTGACCTATTAGATAGAATACTAGAGCTTGAGTTAACAGAACAAAATGTGTATGCATATCTTAATGCACACAAACAGCGATGTATTGCAGGCGAAGTGGCTAAACTTGCATTAGATGTAGAAGATGGCACGGCTAAAGTAGAAGAGTTACTAAATAAATTTAATGAATTAGAACATGAAGACACACAAACAGAAGAGGCTACTCCTGTTAACATGGACTTACATGAAATATATGAATCGCAAATCCAAACGCCTGGGCTACGATGGCGTTTAGATTGGCTCAACAAATCACTAGGTTCTTTACGCAAAGGTGACTTTGGTTTTATCTTTGCTAGACCAGAGACAGGTAAGACTACCTTCTTAGCATCAGAGATGACCCATATGGTATCACAAACGGATGGTGATATACTCTGGTTTAATAACGAAGAGCAGGGTAAGAAGGTAGCAGTCAGATGTTTCCAAGCCCTGTTTGGTTTAACTAACAAAGAATTGTTTGATGATAGAGAAAACAATGCTAATGAATATAAACAAAAAGTTGGTAGTAGAATTAAAATATATGACTATGAAGATAGTAGTAGTACTAGTCGTATTGAATCTATTATCAAAGAAACTAATCCATCGTTAATTATCTTTGACCAGATAGATAAAGTACGTGGTTTTAAAAGTGACAGGTATGACCTGGAACTTAAGAAACTCTATCAATGGGCTAGAGAAATGGCTAAGATATATGCACCAGTCATTGCAGTATCTCAAGCAGGTGGTACTGGTGAAGGTAAAGTATGGTTAACAATGGATGATGTAGACAGCAGCAAGACTGCAAAGCAAGGTGAAGCTGACTGGATACTAGGTATAGGTAAAGAACAAGACAACACTAGTAACATGAGATACTTAAACATTAGTAAAAATAAACTGTTAGGTGATAAAGATACATTACCTGACCTACGTCATGGCAATCAACAAGTCATGATTAAACCTAACATAGCGAGGTATGAAGAACTATGAGCTACTTAGTATTAGATGTAGAAACAACTATTAGTAACAAAGGTAATCCATTTGATAAGAACAACAAGCTATGCATGGTTGGGTTACTTACACCTGAAGAGTATGTAGTATATGATATAGAATACTCCGTTGACCCCTACAAGGAATCACTACAACGAATCCAATTAGCCGTGGATAAGTGCGATGTGCTTGTAGGGTTTAACATTAAGTTTGACTTGCATTGGTTACGCAGGTATGGTATTGACTTTACAGGTAAACGTATCTGGGATTGTCAAATAGTAGAGTATGTATTATCTAATCAAGAGTTAGCTTACCCATCACTCAATGGAACAGCAGAGTACTATGAGCTGGGTAGTAAGCTTGATGAAGTTAAAGAAAACTACTGGAAGAATGGTATTGACACAGACAAAGTACCACAAGAAATACTTGCTGACTACCTTAAACAAGATGTAGAACTAACAGAAAAAGTAATGAAAAAACAAATGGAAAGAATCAATGACCTTCCTCATATGAAGCGATTGATATCTTTACAAAATCAAGACGTACTTGTCCTACAAGAAATGGAATTCAATGGTATGATATACGACTATGATAAATCTAAAGTATTAGGAGATGAATTACATGAACAAATCAGCAAACTTAATAAGAGGTTGTATGACTATCATTCTTACGATAGTTTTAATCCCAATTCTGGGGAGCATCTTTCTGCTTTTCTTTACGGTGGGGTTATCAAAGAGCGTTTTCAACGCCCCATCGGACATTATAAAACTGGCGTACATGCAGGCGAAGTTAAGTATAAATGGGATGAAAGAGATAAAGAATTCCAAAGACAAATAACTCCCCTGCCTAAGAGTGAGCTTAAGAAAGAAGGGTTCTTTAGTACTAACGAAGAAACATTACGTAAAGTTAAACCTAAAACAAATGCCGGGAAAGAAATACTGGCAGCAATATTGGCACGAGCTACCATGCAGAAACGTATGACAACATACTATCATGGTGTGCCTGAACTAATTGATTCAATGAACTGGAAAGATAGTAAGATACATGGTCAGTTGAATCAATGCAGGACTAAAACAGGTAGGCTAAGCAGTAGTAGTCCTAACCTACAAAACTTTGATGGAGAGATTAAGACTCTCTTCTTATCACGATACGGAGAATAACATGAGCAGAGATGATTACTTAGCAGCACAAGAGTATGAAATAGATTCAGCTGAGCAACAGAAAGCACAAGAAGAAGCACATCAACACTTTACAGCACATGAGTTTAGTAACATGATACTATCTCTTGGACCTAATGCAGTACTGTCATTACTTACTGATGAAGCTAGGTCTGAGTTAAGAAAAAGTATTATCTTACAATATAACCACAGACTAGTAGAAACTACAGGATTATAATATGATACTTAACGCAGATGCAAAAGCTCTTGAATGGGTATGTGCATCCTTCTTATCACAAGATAAGACAGCACATCAAGAGATACATGATGAGATTGACCAGCATACAGATAATCAAACAAGGTTTGGTCTACCATCTAGATTGATAGCAAAGACATTCGTCTTTAGATTAATCTATGGTGGTAGTGCATTCAGTTATGCTAATGACCCTAACTTTAAAGATATAGGTAATGAATTATTTTGGCAAAATGTCATTGACCAATTCTATCGTAAGTATACTGGTCTTAAAGATTGGCATGATAAACTTATGTTTGATGTAAAGAAAACTAATCAACTCATCATGCCTACAGGTAGAACATACAAGTACTTACCTGAAACAAACAGTATGGGTAACATAAAGTATCCACGCACACGAATCCTTAACTACCCAGTGCAAGGACTCGGTGCTGACCTTATGACAATAGCTCGTATTAGTTTGTATAACAAGATAGCAAAGATGGATGGTGTTAAACTTATCAATACAGTGCACGATTCAATCATGCTTGACTTCGACCCGAAGGTATGTTATACTAATAGTATAGTACAAATAGTTAAAGAATCATTTGAAAATGTACCAGCAAACTTTAAACATTTGTTTGGTAAAGAATTCAACCTACCCATGAGGGTTGATATACAAGTAGGAAATACATGGGGTAACTTAACTGATATATAAGGAGATTATATGCAAGTAAATGTCGTAGATGTATCAAGCTTGAACACACATCAAGCAAAGAATGGTAGACAATACCAGTCAATTGAAATCATGTACAAGAATGACCAAGGTCAGGCACAGTCTAAAAAGCTAATGTCTTTCGCTAACCCTGCAGTATTTAAAGCAGCTCAAGACTGGGCAAAGGGTGATGTAATACATGTATCAACAGAGAAAGACCAGAATGGATATTGGCAATGGACAGCAGTAGGAACAGCTGACACCACTACAGACAACCGTGGTGATGATAGTTCAGCAGCAGCACCTACTCAAGCTAAAGCAGCGACCAGGGTATCAGGTAGTAACTATGAGACCAAGGATGAGCGTGCCGCTAGGCAAGTAATGATAGTCCGTCAGTCATCATTAAGTAATGCCGTAGCGACCCTAGCAATAGAAGGGAGCAAGGCAACAGCTAATGATGTAGTTAGTCTAGCTAAATTATATGAGGGGTATGTCTTAGGTTCAGAGCCATCAGGGGCTAGTATTAATGACCTTGAATCAGACATACCATTCTAATGGATGGTAGATGGAAAGCTAATATTATAGCTCTAGGGATAATTATTTTATTCCTAGGGGTATTAGCTTACTATGATAACCATGTATATAGTAATATTAATTTAGGTCAAGAAGTAATACTTGATGATATATTACCTTATGCTAATCCAACAGTTGATGATTTACCTCCAGTAACAGAGGATGGTAGTCATCTTCCAGATATTCCTGCAATTATTTTATAGGAAAAATTATGCAAGCATTAATTGACCATGATTTAGTAGTGTTTAGATGTGCAGCATCTGCAGAAAATGATGGTCTTAATATAGCAATCCATCGAGTAGAAGCATTACTTGATGAGTTGCTTACTAAGACTGGAGCAGATAGCTATCGTGCGTTCTTATCAGGTAAGTCTAACTTCCGTAAGACTATCTATCCTGAGTACAAAGCTAATCGTACTGCACCTAAGCCCGTACATCTAGAAGCTCTACGAGAATATGCTCTAGAGAAACAGAATGCGGAACTTGCACCTGATACATTAGAGGCTGATGATGCCCTGGGCATTAATCAGACTGATGATACTATGATTGTATCATTAGATAAAGATTTACTAATGGTCCCAGGTAAACATTTCTCATGGGAAATTAAAGGTAAAGGCTGGACAAAGCCCGATAAGTTTTTTACACAAGATGCGATAGGTGGTATGAGATTATTCTTTGAGCAATGTCTTAAAGGTGATACTGCTGATAACATCAAAGGTATCGAAAAGATAGGTAACAAACGGGCTGCAGCTTTACTTGCAGATTGTGTTACTGAGCAGCAGATGTTTGATGCTGTTCGTAATGCATATGGTAATGATGACGAGTTTATTATGAACGCATCAGTACTATGGATAATGCAGAATGAGGAGGATGTATGGAAGGACAGGTTTAATGCCTACGTTCAAAAGTAAACTAGAAGTTAAAGCTTGGGCAGTACTCAAAAAACATTTCCCAAGTGTTAAGTATGAACCTGATGTAATAGAATACATACAACCCATCAAGTCACGGAAATATAATCCTGACTTTCGTATGGCAAAGAATGTATACATAGAAGCAAAGGGTAAACTTGACTTAGCTACTAGACAAAAAATGGTTTGGTTTAAAGAATGTAATCCTGAAGTCACCATAATTTTCTTGTTTATGAATCCCGATAACAAGATAACCAAACGCAGCAAAACAACATACTGGCAGTGGGCTGAGAAACAAGGGTTCATGTGGCTAGACTTTAGAAAGGATTGGATAAATGATTATAAAAAACTTATCAGAAAATAAAGATGGTAGTGTTGATTTTGATTTTAAAGTTGACAAGATGGAAACAGAATTCTTGTTATCCTTCGCTATCAAAGCTCTCATGCGTGAGGGCATAATTAAAACATCAGAAGAAGAGTTTGCTGAAACAGAAGTAGACCTTCCACTGGAGACTATGCAATGAAGAAACATTTAGTAATAGGAGATACCCAGGTTAAGCCTGGGATTTCCCTATCTTATTTAACATGGATAGGTAGGTACATTGTTGACAAACAACCAGATGTAATCGTAATGATTGGTGACTTTGCAGACATGCCTAGCTTATCTTCCTATGATGTAGGTAAAAAATCTTTCGAAGGTAGAACATACAAAGCAGATATTAAAGCTGCTCACAAGGGCATGGAAGCATTGCTAGCACCTATGAAAGCACTTAACAAAAGACTAGCTAAAGCTAAGAAGAAGTTATACAAACCTAAGATGGTACTGACTATGGGTAACCATGAGCAGCGTATTAACACAGCCATTGAGTATGACAGAAAGCTAGATGGTCTTATATCATTTAATGATTTACAATACAAAGAAGCAGGATGGGATGTAATTCCATTCTTAGAAGTAACTAGTATTGATGGTGTTGCATACAGTCATTACTTTGCTAGTGGTGTTATGGGTAGACCAGTAACATCAGCACGTGCTTTACTTACTAAAAAGCATATGTCTTGTGTAGCAGGTCATCAGCAAGGACATGATATAGCGTACGGCATGAGAGCAGATGGCAAACAAATGACATCTATCATCAGTGGTAGTTGTTATTTACATGATGAGTCATACTTATCTCATCAAACTAACCAACATTGGAGAGGATTGTATATGTTACATAATGTAGAGGATGGTTCATTCGATGAATGTGCAATACCATTACATTATTTAAAAAGAAAGTATAGGAAATAGCTTGACTTTCTCTGTAATATATGCTATAATATTAATATGAAGACAAGTACAATAAGAGCTAACGTAGCTAGACAAAAACAAATAGGTGGTAATCATTATACTAATTATAAAATACAACCTATAGAGTTTATAACAAGTAATAACATTGGTTTCATTGAAGGTAATGTAATCAAGTATGTTACAAGGTTTAGAGAAAAGAATGGTATAGAAGATATAAATAAAGCTATACATTACCTAGAACTTCTAAAAGAAATGTATTATAATGGAAAAACTTAAAACAAAAAGAGTTTGCAATAAATGCAAAGAACCTGCTAAAATCTGGGATAAAGGTCAGTGGTGGTGTTCTATTGATAGTAGCATGGGTAATTGGAACATGCGTGGTTATTGCAGCAAGGAGAAAAAGAAATGAGAAACTTACTTACAACAACTATAGGTCATTTAATTATAGTAGTTATTCTTATTGGTTTATATGCATTACTAGGAAGTTTGTTTACAAAAGCTGAAGCAGGAGACAAAGTAGGTGTTGGTGATTTTGTTATGGCAGTCAGTTATACAGAGTCATACAATGATTTACAATATGTAGCTAACTTCGTTAACTGTGATATGGCAATGGAATATTACAATAATAATTGTGCATCACAAGGTGCGATGATTATGATGTGTCAATTAGAACAGTATCTCTATATGCCTATTGGTCATGATAGTGATTCATCATTTGACTTTGAACCTACTGACAGACAATCATGTGGATTTGTCGGTGTACAACAACCTAAACTATACAAGGATTAATTATGCCAGGAACTAATGGTACAAATGATTACGAAATTACTGGTGCAAAATTAAAGACTGCAGTACCAAGTGATAAGTATAAAGAAGGATGGGACAGAATCTTTGGTTCCAAACCTAATGATAAACAATTTGATAAGGTCAAAAAGACTAAGGGTCGGTCATAACTATGGCACTATCATTCAAAGAAGTCTGCGAAGAATTAGCTAAGATAGACGAAACAACTCTTCTTGAGGTACTTGATATCTCATCAGAAGATATAGTTAATCACTTCCAAGACAAAATCGAGGATAATCTCGAAGAACTATCTAATGATTTAGATGAACATTCTAAACAATTAGACATATTTAACGAAGAATAACAGGAGATAGCATTGGATATTTACCAATCGGTAATAGCATCAAGTAGATACGCACGTTTTATACCTGAACTTAAAAGAAGAGAAACATGGGAAGAAACAGTAGACAGAATGGTTAGATACCTTAAGTCTAAAAACAAAGGGTTAGACAAAGAGTTTAAAGAGATACGTGAAGCAGTACTTAATTTAGAGATTATGCCTTCTATGAGGCTTATGATGTCAGCAGGAGATGCATGTGAAAGAGACAACATTGCTGCTTACAATTGCTCTTATTTGGCTATTAATAATAAACGAGCTTTTAGTGAAGCATTATACATTTTAATGAACGGAACAGGAGTAGGATTTAGTTGTGAGAGACAAGAGATTAGTAAACTACCTAGCATACCAGAGGTACTTAGTAACACTGATGATACTATTGTTGTTGGTGACAGTAAGCTTGGCTGGGCGAAGTCGTTTAAGAAACTATTATCTAGTCTATGGGAAGGAGATATACCCAAGATTGACTACTCTAATGTTAGACCAGCAGGTGCTAGGCTAAAGACATTTGGTGGTAGAGCTAGTGGTCCAGAGCCATTAAAAAGGTTGTTTGATTTCGTAATAGAGTCATTCAAACATGCTCAAGGTCGTAAACTAACCTCGTTAGAGGTCCATGATATTATTTGTATGGTAGGAGAAATTGTGGTCGTTGGTGGTGTTAGACGTTCTGCCCTTATCTCACTATCTAATCTTACAGATAAACGCATGAGAGAGGCTAAAATGGGTGCCTGGTACAATGATTTTGCATACCGTGGGTTAGCTAATAACTCAGTTGCTTATACAGAAAAACCTGATATGGAAACATTCATGGATGAATGGGTATCTTTAGTTAAGTCTAAGTCAGGAGAACGTGGTATATTCAATAGAGTTGCTGCGCAGAAACAAGCTGCTAAATGGAAAAGACGTGATGAAACAATGAGTTACGGAACTAATCCTTGCAGCGAGATTATACTACGTGATAAACAGTTCTGTAACTTAACAGAAGTAGTTGTAAGAAATGGAGATACTAATGATAGTCTACTTAACAAAGTACGACTAGCTACAATACTTGGTACATTACAATCTAATCTAACTAACTTTCAGTTCTTATCTCATGACTGGAGTAAGAATACAATAGAAGAAAGATTACTTGGTGTATCACTAACAGGTATTATGGATGCTAAAATAACATCTAATCCTGACCCTAAATTTTTAGAGGAGATGAGAGACCATGCTAGAAGAACCAATCACAAATACGCAGACAAACTTGACATACCAAGAAGCACAAGTATTACGTGTGTTAAACCTTCTGGGACTGTTTCTCAGCTCGTTGATAGTGCTAGCGGTATACATGCTCGTCATGCTGAGCACTACATAAGAACTATCCGTATGGATAAGAAAGACCCTATCTATGAGTTTCTTAAAGGTCAGGGTGTAACAGTAGAAGATGAGCAATATAGACCTGACTCAACTGCAGTGTTTAGTTTCCCAATGAAAGCTCCTAAAGGTGCTGTTACTCGTAATGATATGACAGCTATAGAGCAGATGGAAAACTGGTTAGTATACCAACGTCATTGGTGTGAACATAAGCCATCAGTAACTATCAGTGTAAAAGATGATGAGTGGATGGATGTAGGTGCATGGGTATGGAAATACTTTGATGAAATATCAGGTATATCTTTCTTACCACATAGTGACCATACATACGTACAAGCACCATATCAAGATGCAACTAAAGAAGAATACAATGCATTACTTAAAGAAACACCTAAACATATAGACTGGACTTCATTTATTGAAGAAGATGATAATACTGAAGGTAGTCAGACATTAGCGTGTACTGGAGGTTCTTGTGAGATTTAGTTATTATCCTATACTCGGAGTCCATGTTGGCTTCGAGTTTACTGATGCAGTAATAGATGATGTACCAGTAAGTTATTTACTAATTGATTTGTTTATTATAAGAATACAATGTGCGTGGTATCCACAATGAAGTTAGCTATCATAGGGAGTAGAAGTATTGAAGATGATGCCTGGACTCTTAAAACCGTGGATAAGGCAGTAAAAGAACTTAATCCTAAATGCATACTAATGGGTGCTGCTAGAGGTCCAGACAATGCAGTAAGTCATTATGCAGAGTCTCATAATATAGATTTAATAAGGTTCTTACCTTATCATCTATTAGACCCTGTGGCTAACTTTGATAGTAAGCACTTCTTTATTCGTACTAAACAGATTATAAACAATGCTGACCATGTATTAGCCCTTTGGGATACTAAAAGTCATGGTACACAGTATGCGATTAGATATGCTCAAAAGCTAGAGATACCTGTTAATGTTGTGAAATTTGTCTGGTAACTCTACAATCTTCATAAATAGTTACCATTTCTGTAACTTCATATTTAGATTTACCTAATTTGAGAGGGTCAACATAGTCCCCTCCAACTACTGCCATACATATAGCAACAACGTGTAATATTACTGATTTACTCGTTTCCATTTAAAAAGAAACACCCTTAGCTCCAGGTAGTTTCCAAAGAGTATTCATATTTCTTTCAATAGACTCTTTATTTTTACCACCAACATCAGTATGATGTAACTTACTATATATTTCTCGTTTTATTCTTGTTTCTTCATCTTTAGTTTTAGCTTTAAAAAACTTAATCCATAGTTGGTCACTACCTTTTTTTTCCATAAGGTCACCTATAACTAATAACTTTTGTTGTTCATAAGATAAACTCATTACATCACCAGTTTTATATACTCTATCCATCCAATCTATTTTTCTATTTCCAAAATACTTTTTAGTTCTTTTAATAGCAGTTTGTAATGCTGATTGACCTTTAGAAGTATCTGTTAAAAATTGAAAATAACCTTTAGCTGAAGATTCACCAGTAGAATTAGCTACATTTCTATTTCTACTTTCTATATAAGCAAGTTCTTCCATAAATGTATCTAATCTTCTTCTAGCACCTTGTTCATCATCATTATCATAAGGTATTGTACTTAAACTAATAGGTTGTCCTCTAACATTATCTGGGTCTTTTTGTCCTAATCGTTTTAAATGAGAAGTAACTAAATAATTTTCAGCTATACTATTGTTTTGGTTATAATATCTATCTTGAATAACTTCTGCTAAAGCCTCTGTAGCTATAGGAGTTTCAGTTTTACTATAATCAGCTTCTTTGTAAAAATATTCACTTGTTCCATCTTTAATAACTGCAGCATCATAATGAGCTTTGTGTTGTACTTCATGTAAAACAACAGATAATAAATCTTCTTTATTTTTTATTCTGTCTGCATGAATAATTATTTTTTCTAAACTACCATCAACAGAATAATCAAAGGCAGCTCTTGCATTAGTATAGCGTCCTTCTGGGTCCATAGTAGGTAATACTTCTATTCTTACATTAGCTAATTCAGGAGTATGTTTATACAATTTATCATGTTTCATTATATCACTAAGTACCCCTACTTTTTTAGATGACTTATCTTGTTTTCTAAAATCAGAATCTAATATGAATTTAGTACCATCATTATCTATAATAGATGCTTCTTTATCATCTATTTCTGTAAAAAACTTTTCTTTTCCAGTTTTATCAGTCCAAATACCTAAACCTGATTTAGGGTCTCCAGGTTTACCTTCTACTAATAAAGCTACATCAATTTTTTCATCAGTAAATACAGAATAATTATCTTCCCAAGAAGTTTCTACTTTTTTATAATTATTTTCCCAATTTTCCATTATCTTATTCTTTTAATACCTTGAGGTCCTATAAAAACTGTACCAGGAGATAATGCTTTAACTTCTTCTTCAGTAGTAACTTTAATAGGTTCAGTAGTCATCTCTTGTGTATCTACTGTCTTACCTGTAGTAAGCATAGGAAAGTCTGTTTTAAGTATTTCATCTACAATAGAACTAGGTTTTTCTCCTCGTAGTTTAGCTTGTATCTTAATGTATTCATTAACTCTAGTTAAATTATTATTAAGTTTAGCATCTGTTGGAGCATAAACCATACCATTCTTAACTACTACAGTAGAACCTTCAGGTAAAGTAGTCTTAGTAGCTTCTTTATAAAACTCTACATTATCTAAAACATCTTTACTAAAGTCTGGTTGACTCATTAAATTATCAAATACTTTATCAGAAGTACTAGAAATTCTAGGTAGTAACTTATCTAATTCTTTATTCTTTAAATCACCAGTCATACTATTAGCTATATTAAATACATTATTAAAGTATCCTTTAGTTCCATCAGTTAAATCACCAAAAGCAACCTCAGCTTCAGCTAAATCATTAAAACTTTTATAACTACTATAGTTATTTAATTGTGTTTTTTCACCATAGTATTGACCATTATCACTTTGATAATTTAATTTAGAACCTTTCCTAGTTATAATTTCTTCCATAGCTTGTTTTATTTTTATCATTTCTTCTGGATTACTCTTAGTAAGTAAATCTAATAACTTACCATTTCCACCAGTAGTTAACGCAACATATGTATCTATTGTTAATTTAAGATTTTCTGCTTTTGCTTTATTAAAACCATTAGCTGTTACTTCATGTAATTTTTGTTCTAATTCTATAGTTTCTAATTTTTCTTTTAAAAATGCTTTTCTATTAGCAGGTACAATTTTTTGCATTTCTGTATCTAATCTATTTATTGCAGTTAATTGCATAGTATAAAAGTCTTCATTTCTTTTCTTTTCATAATCATTTCTAGCAGGTAAATTACTTACAGTCCATTGTAATTCTCTTCTAGCAGCTTCTGTTAATCTTTGTCTAGCATCATTTTGTTCATCAACATTTTGTATATTATCTTCAATAAATTCTAATTGTTGAAATAATAAATTAAAAGACTTCTCTGCTTCTATATATAAACCATTAGTACCACCAACACCATCACCCATATTAGCAAGAAACTCTATTTTCTGTTCTTCACTAAACCTTTCATCAGCTGCAATTAACCTTGATTCTACTTCTTTATTTCTTAAATATTGTTGTTCTTTTTCAAAAAGATATGGTACTTCTTCTGGTCTTTGTCTCCAAGAAATATTTTGTTTATCTAAAAACTTAGTCATTTCAGCAGTTTGTGCTGCTTGTGTTTTTTGTTGAGCTTCCATAGAAGCTAAGTCAGATTTTAATAATGTATTTAATCCACCACGTTTATATACATTAGACATCTGTGCAGTAATTTCATCAGCATATGCAGGATTACGTGACATTAGTTCTTCTGCTGCAGCATTAGCTCTATATTGAAACTCAGAAGGACTCATTACTTTTTGTTCTTTAGCCATCTCTAATTTATTTATAACAGTATCTAACTCTTCTTGATAAGGAGCTGGTCCTTCAGTTTCCATAGATGCTTCTAATCTAGTTTTTTCTTCTTCTAATTGAGCAATAGCAGTAGGACTAGTATTTTGATACTGTTGTCTTAAATCTTCTGCTTCTTGTTCTGCTTGAGTTAGTGTCATTCTTTTATCTAAAGCTACTGCTCCTTTAATAGCAGTATCAGCTAAAGAAGCTACTGCACCTAAATTACTAAATTTAGCAGGCATAGCTTGTGGAGTAACATAAGTTAACTCTGGTCTATTTTGTGTCATTTTAGTTGTGTCAAATTCTGCCATTTTTATTCCTTATTATTAAAAAGTGTATTATTTTTATTTTTTAGTTGTTCAACGTTATCTGTTCCAAGAGACCTTGCAGTATCCAAAGCTTTCATACTATTTAAAAAATCATTAGCTACTTTATACTCTTCACTACCTTCATCATAATTTAATTCAATTATTTTTCTAGCTGCTATTATTTCTGTTGTTGTCATTAACTGACCAGTAAAGATTCTTTGATGATACTTTTTAATAAAGTTTTGAGTTATAGGAGTTTGTTGCCTACCCATCATACCAAATACTTCAGAAATAAATTCATTATGTTCATTACTATTAGCTATAAATCCAACACCATTTAGTACTACTATATAATCAGATAAGCCTTTAGCTATATCCATATATGTAGGAACACCACCTTTAGCACTAGAAGATATTATAGTCATATAACGTCTAGCATGTTCTGATAATGACTTTCTTCTGTCTGAATCAGATGTTTGAACTTCCCAAAGGTATTCATTTTTAGATGTTTGTACACCCCAGAATGCTTTAAACCATGCTTCTGATTCTGTTTGTTTAAATCCATACTCATGTCCTGTTTTAGTTGCAGCAATAAAATCATTTTCTCGTTCTTTAACAAACTGCATGTATGCTTTAGTAGGTGGAAATAATTTAGCTAATGATTGCATAGACCTAGCTACATTTTCATCTTTATAAGCTTCAGGGTTTCTTACCCAAATATCTAGAATTTCATCACCTACATTTATAGTACGCTTAAACCAACTTAAAGCTGCTCCTGCATTATTGTAATCAATATCTTCGTTATAGATACCTATAATTAATTCAACCATAGTAGCATAAGGACCTAAGAAAGCAAAGTCATCTCCATAGATACTATACAAATCACCAAACTTAGACATAGATGCTCTATCATCAGGCATTATAGAATCACCAATATAATTACCTACTACATAAGCTAAGTTTAATTTTTCATGTGTTCTAGCTAACCACCATGCTGTAGGACTATCCATAGACTCTAATACTTTATTAATAATAACACCTACTCCTGCAATAGATGCACCAAAATAAACAGTATTCCATGCTAAAGCTTTTAGTCTAGTTGCAAAATCAAAAGGAGTTGCATTAGGATTAATTGCTGCTTCTGTAATCTTAGCCATAAATGATTTAAACTGAGCAAGTGTACGTAATGTTAAACTATTTTGCCAAGCTAAGTTTGTTGCCTTAGTCATACTTCCTGATAATCGATATGCGTCCCACATAATTTGAGATATTACTTTTCTATTTTCCCAAGACTTACCTGGATTTTGATTCTTCCAGTTTTCTAGTGCTGCTACTACTTGACCAAATCTTTGGAATAATTCACCTGCACCAAAACCAACATCAGTTAATCCTTTAACTGCTGTTTTACTTAAAGCTCCTGGAGTAAAAGGACTTTCTCCTAAATGAGGAGGTCTATTAATTAGTATACCTTGAGTATAAATATGGTCTCCTACTAAAGATATAGAAAACTCTTTAATTCCTTGAACAAGCATTTCTAATTGTTTAGGACTATACTTCATAATACTTTTATCATTTAAAGAATTTGGTAAATGGTCTTGAAAGAAAGCATCATTAACTCTCATAATATCTTTACCACTTTTTTTAAAATCATTAGTTAGCTTAGCATAACGATGAGTTAAAGCCATTACTGTTACCCAATTTTGATAAAACTCATAGCCTAAAGGACCACCTTTACTTACTGCAGATATATTAGCTAAAGCTGCAGCTCCCTGTAAAAACAATTGTTTAGGAGCATTAACTAATAACTGTAATGTTGTTACTGCAGTTAATGGAGAACCTACTACAGCATCAGGATTCTTTTGTACTTCTCTAGCAGTTTTAGCAGTACCACTAAACCTAGTATTCTCTGTTATATTACCTACTAAGTTAGCTAATTTACGTACAGCATGAGCAGAATATTTACTATCTACTGCCATAGAAGAGCGCTCTTTATTAGTAATTAACCACCAATCTGCTTTAGCTTGTCTAGTCATTTCACCATATTGAACATTAGTTGGAGTCATTGTACTAATATCTAAAGGAAAATCAGGTACTACTATATCACTTTCTATCATGCCTGTTTTATCAGCTATAGCTTCAAATGTAAATACTTTACCTTTCATAGGCATATAAGTATTAACCCATTCTTTTTTAAGTTGTAATAAACCTATATTAGAAAAAGCAGTATCTGCTGCTCTAGCATTCTCTAAAGATGTTTCTAATGGGTCAGATTTTACTGTATAATCTATTTGTTCATTTCTTAATCTAATACCCATGACAGCTTGCTGTTCTCTAATTCTAAAGTCTGCTATTTCATTCATTTGTAATTCAGCAGCTTTATCAACAATGTACATAGATTTATTATCTAAGCTTGTTAATTTTTCTCTAGACCAAGCATACGCAGCTCTAGGAGAATCTACCATAGCTACTGTTACACCAAATTGACGTAATATACCCATAACTTCAGCACGTTTTGCTTGTTGTTTTTTAGTTAATAATTTACCAGTTAAATCTAATATTCTAGTATTACCTAATTCTTTAAATTGGTTTTTTATAGATGCTTTAATTGGACGACCATTAATCTTTTGTTCTAATGGTATACGAATAACCATAGTAGATTCAGTATGTTTTCTAGGTACGTGTCCTGGTCTAGCAGGTATTAACTGATTAGGTAATGGTTGTGGTTTAAATGTACTAAAGATACCATACTGATAAATGTCACCATTCTCATCTACTTTGTTTCGTTTTAAACGATAGACCTGTTGAACAGGCATACCATCAACTTTTGTAAAATGAGTTCTTACTCCTCGTTCACCTAACTCAAAGTATACTGGTTTACTATTTACATAATCCCATGCTGCTGCTTGTAAGATTTCTCCTGTTTCTGTAAACACAGAATCAAATACATCTAGTTCTGCTATATCAAACTCTGCTTTAACAGGCATTACTTCTGGAGGCATATTATTATTTAATACTACATCTTTACCTCTAGGAACAATAAATGATTTATTATATCCTGTTTCTAATAAGTTATTAGCATATGTTACATTATCTGCAGCAAGTACAGCATTGTCATATATTCTAAAAGTAGTAAGAGCTACTTGTAATTTATCCATAGAAGCTACAGTAGGAGCTGTACCTAATGCATCTACTATTTGAGCTTGACTTAACTGAGCTAAACCATTCTTATCTTGATAAGTAAGTAATACATCTAGTTGATTTTGTTCTTTAACACTTAAATCTTTTTTAAATGTACGTACTAAAATCCGTTTCTGTTGTTCAAAGAATGATTGTTTAGTTACTTCATCTTGATATACTTTCTTTTCTAACTTAGAATTATGTCTACCATATACAAAGAATCGTTGCATTCCTCCTGTTTTAGATGCTGATGCTTCTGTATCATAGATAAATTTTTGTAATTTATCAGTAACTTTATTAGTAGGAAATCTCTCTGAAGGTAAAGCACCCATTACATTATTAGTATAATCATACATTGGTATATCAGGAGTCCACCTAATATAGTAAGAGTTAGTATTTAAAAAACTAGCAGGGTCAGCACCTAAAAATTGTTCTGGAGTAAATGTTCTAAGAACATTATTGTCTGACGTTACTTCTTGAATAAGTAATTCTGTTGGTTTAATTGCTTTTTCTTCACCAGCAAAATTATCTAAAATAGATTTTTCTACTTGTGTATATGCTTCTAAAGCTTCTGCTTTATTATAATACTCACTAGGAGATTTTTGAAATACTACAGACTGTAGCATACCTGCAGGAGTTCTAATATAACTAGTAATTGTTTGAGAGTTAGCTACAATCATAGGTACAGTAGGTATAATACCATTTAAAGTAAATGCTGTTTTTTCAGCATACTGGTCTACTAAAGCTGAATCAGCTAAGTTAGGATTATCAATTAATAAAGCTCTACTTCTTTGTGTAACTGCATTCATAGCTGATACAGAAGATATATCATTTCTAAATCCAAACTTAGGATTCTTAATTATATTAGCATTAGGGTCAGTAAGATAAATAGCTAGTTTATTAGCATCTAATCCTGATGCTTTACCTACTTCACCTGTAACATCTTCTATAATTGTTTCAACTAATTTACTACCTGATTTAGGATTAGTTCTAGATACAGTAACAATAGGTGAATTTACTTTTACTTGATTTTCAGGAGAAGGAGTTATATTTTGTTTTTGATATTGTTCTGCTGATTTTCTGTTCGCTTCTCTTACAGCATTCATTTGTTCTTTAGTTGCTCTAACATGCACATCTCTAAATCCAGATTCTTCTATAGTTTCTACATTTTTACCTTTTCTATTTCTTAAAATAACAAAAGGTAATATAGAAACTCCTATTTCTAAAGGTATAGCAACTTTAGCAGGGTCTTCTGGACTAAGAAAGTTTGAGATTTTATCAATAGCGTAAGCAAAACCTTGATTAAATATAAATCCTGGAATAGTATTTTCTAATACTTCTGGACTATAACCTAATTCAGTCAATGCTTCTCTAACTGTTTCTTCAGTAGCATTTACAAATGTATCTTCAGAGTATACTTCTTTTTGAACTTCTGTCCAAGTTTTATCTTCTGGAACAACAGTTTGAATTTCTTTTAAAAGACTAGTAGAAGGAAATAATTGAGATAGTATTTTAAGAGTAGTCATTTGAGGTAGAGCAACTCCACCTGTTTTTCTTTTAATAATCTCTAGAGTATTCTTTATAAACGCAGGTGACTTACCAATTAACATATCATAAAACCACATTAAGTTTGCTGTAATAGGCTCAAATTCAATATTAGGATTTTCAGACTGTCCTATTTGTTCTGCAACTACTAATAATGCATCAGATAAATCTTCTTCATTTACATCATTACTATTATTACCATTTGCTTTAATGTTGTCTACTAACTTTTCAGTATTCTGTTCTAGTTTAAGGTTATCTATTTCTTGAGTAATAACATCTATTGATGCTAAATCTTCATCTAAATTATTTTCAAGTATATAAGAATTAGATAAATCTTGTATAGCTTTATCTTTTATATCTTTAGATATATATGTATTAGACATAAAGTTTTGAAGATTAGCTTTCTTTTCTTCTGAAGATATTTCAGGATTAGTAATAATATCTTCTAATATACGTTTAGAACTACTTTCTTGTTCTTCTCTCCATTGTATTCTAGCTTCTTCAACTAATAAAGATTTACCTTGTTCCCTTTGCTCTTCTTTTATATAATTATAAAGTTCAATAGGGTCATCTGTTTTAGTATTAGGTAAAATAGATGTGTAAAAAGCATCATCATTACTTTGTTGTTTTTCTGTTATTATAGGTTCATAATCAGAAAAAGGAATACTATTAATTGTAACTTCATCTACCATTTATTAATCCTTATGTAAATAAGTTTCTAATTTCAGGACCTTGTGAAAATATATTACCACCTAGTGTGCTCATATTTTGCCAAGAAGTACCTTTACTAGCTGCTGTATTAGCTTTAGAACCAAAATTTGCAGCCATAGTATTAAGTCTACCTATTTCATTACCATATCCTTCTGCTACATTAATATTACCTAGATTAACTGAAGCTTGTGTTCCTATACTACCAACAGAACCAAGATAACTTGAGGTACCTCCAGTACCTAATGTACCTCCCATACTTCCTGCAATTTGTCCTTGTTGTACTCTAGCTTGTCTTATAGCAGTTAATCTTTGTCTTTTTTGTTGTAACTGATTATATCTATTTCTTTGAGCATCTGCTGCATTTCTAGCTTCTACTTGTTGTCGTTGATAACCTGATTGTTGACTAGCATACTTCTGAGATTGTATAGCTCCATAACCTTGCATAGCAAGACTACCTATACCAAGTGCAGTAGATGCACTTATTCCAGTTGCAGCTATTCCAGCTATTCCTGTATGTATACTAGCAGTCATTGCTGGAGCCATATAATATGCTCCTGCTGCCATTGCTGCGTAAGGTGCTACTTTTTTAAATGTTTTAACTGCTCCACCCATATTATATCTCCAATTTAACTAAGTAATTTAAAACTCCATCTTCTGTAAGTAATATACCATTTAGTATAGGTTCATATCCAAACAACATATTAAATTTTCTTTCTTTCTTTGTTTCACAAATACCTATTACAGATTTAATACCCATCTCTTTCATCTGTTTCTTAGCATCTTCAAACACTTTCTTATACTTTCTAAATGAACTTAATGTCCATTCATCTGCTTCTGGTAATATTACATGAGTAGTATACGAACTTAACTCCTCATTCCAAGCTATACCATAGAAGCCATTACCTTCTTGATATAACTTTATCATACTATACTATTGATAGCATAGTTACTGGATGTCCCCATCCTAATAACTTCATATCCTTACCTTGTTCTGACCTAATATATAAACTTAAACATTTACCTGAACCTCTAAGTTTATTCTTAGTTACTACTATAGAGTCACCACTATCATAAGTATCACTTGCTCCTGATGGTGTATAGTTTCTTAGTATTCTATATGCTTGAAATTCTTTACCCCATTTACCATTAGCTGCAGAATTAGACCAACCCCATTGTGCTTGTACTTTACAAGATGATTGGTTCTTAAATACTAAATCATCACCTGATGCTAAAAAACCATCTTCTGTTTTTTGTAAATACAAGAATATATAAGGTATTTGTTTTTGTCTCATTATATCACCAAACAATTCATATCCTGTATAAAGGTAACTAGAGTAATCTATTCCTACACTATCTTTAGTTTTCCAATCTAAGAAGTCACTACCATTATATTTAGATAGTGTAAATGATGTTCCTACAATAGTAAGTAAGCTAAACTGTTCTGTTCTACTTGTAGCTACATCATCAGGTACTACAACTGTATCTCCTGCAGTAACTAACACAGTATCTGTTCCTGCTACAACAGATTCTTCTCTAGCTGATACTGAATATCCTGGCATTGCTACATAGTCTGCTACATAAGGTGAATCAGATGCTAAACTAGATAATTCATTTTTAGACCAAGCTTTTAAAGTTAAATCATAAATTAATTCTTTATTATAACTATTAGGATAATTAGAAGAAGAGTATCCTGTACTATCATTATATAAGTATCTAACTCTATTTTCTTTTTCATCATAGATACCCTTACAAAAATCTTTACCTACTTCAGGTATCTTAAGATATAAATCTTGTATTGATGTTAATGATAAAGATTCTGCTGCAAATCTACCTGATGCTGTATCAGGTTTAAGTAAGTATATACCAGCTTTAGACCAGTAAATAAAGTTACCATTTACATTAACTACAGAGTCTCCATTTGTAATACCATTAGTAGATATTTTACTTGCTTGGAAAGATGTAGCAATAAACCCTCCAGTATCTCCATAAACTTCCCACACGCCATTTTCTGCAAAAACTAATACTGAGGCTTGAGAAGATATAATTTTAACAACACGAGTAATATCTGGTATTTGTATTGAACCACCATCTGTGTCTATTAAATCATTAATACCTGGGTCTGTTGGGTCAGCTTCTTGATGACATTTACCAAAATCATCATCTGATTTAATAATTTTACTAAAGAAAATATAACCTGAATAATTAGGACTTCTTATATCTCCATTAGCTACAGAAGATTCAACACCAGAATAAAATAATCTTTGTGCATAAGAAGTAATAGTGCTTATATTACCATCTTCTCTATCAGTAGGTAATCCAGAAGTTACATCTGATTTACTCATTCTACCTACACCACGTTCAAAAGCATCAATAATAAAACTACCTTTAGCTATTTGATAGTTAGAAAATGAGTTCTTTATTAATGTATCTGGGTCATACTTTTCATAGTCAGAACTAGCTGTATTAGATATTTTACCTAATGTCCAGTTATCTGCATTGGATGGGTACTGTCCTAGTTCTGTATATGTATAATCAATTGCATCAACACCAGTACTTGTTACAATATTTTTATTCCAACCTTGATTACGTAAGTTATATTTATGTTCATTACTTAATGTAGTAGGTCTAGTATCAAGGAATAGAGAATCATCTACACCATATATATCTCTTATTTCTAATTGAATAGTTGATTGAGTTACAAGACCAGTATCTTTAGCATAAGTTAATAAAACAGGTCTAGGTAAATCTTTAGAAACAATAACACATTTATTATTAATAACAGAAGTTTCTATTTTACTATTACTTAAAGAAGCTATAGTAATAGGAGAACCACCATTCTTAAGGTTAGCAGATGGAGAATCTGTTAATAGATTCATAAACCATATTTTATCTTTAATACGAACAAGACCTAAAGATACTGATGTATCTCCTCCAGGACTTTCCCATACATGAAAAGATTGTTTACCTTCTTTAATATCTGTAGCAGTTAAACCTGTAGCTGTTAAAGCATATGAAGATTCATAGTCGACACCTAACCTTCTAGACCTTGAACCATCACGGTTAAGGACAAAGTTAGCTTCATCTATAGATGCATTCTCAGGAAAAGTTAACTGATTAGCTTCAGTTATTAAACCTTTAACAAACGACCTATAGGCTTTCTCGGCTTTCTGTGCCATTTACTTCCTCTTTTAATTTTTTCTTAGCTAGTCTTTTTTCTGTCTTAGCTTTAGCTTTTACTCTTTCATCTACCTGTTCTTTAGGTTTTGAATTAGCTAAATAACTAGCAACTGATGTTTCCATAAATACCATTGATGTATATGTACCTGTTAACTCTTTTGGTATCTCTCCACCTTCACTCCACTGAAATACATAGTGTGCTGTGTTAGGTGCAATAACTGCTTGTAAATCCATCTTACCGTGAGTCTTCCAACTCTTTTTGACATTGGTCATGTCTATCTCCTTATTTTACGTATTTTCCTCTGAGTGTTCCTGATTTTCTCATTCCACCCATACTTGCCATTTGTGGTCCAGCTCTAAATCTTTTTTTACTTTCTTCTTGTTTAGGAGCTGTTACTTTTTTAGGTGTTTTTAATTTACCTTGTTTATTTTTTTGCATACCACCATATTTAGTATCTTCAGTAATTTGTTGTACTTTACCAATATTACCTTTAGTATTACGATTAACCTTGACTGTATAACCCATGTCAGGACCTACAGGTTTAAGTTGTGTAGGTGTATAGGGATTACCAGAACCTTTAGAAATCTTACCAGTTGTTTTAGTTTTAACTGTTTTCATATAAGCAGGTTTAAACTTTTTACCAGATGTATCTGTAGGTTTATATCCTTTTGAGCCAGGAGCTCTTGTAGGCTTTTCTTTTGCTAAAGGACCTGTGTATACAGACTTCCTTAAAAAGTCTTCTATTGTTTTAAAAATTGCCATTACCTTTTTCTCCCTTGTTTAAGTTTAAGTTTAGGAATCTTCTTAAACTTCGTAGAAGAATTCTTTGTAAGCATACTTTTTTTATATGCCTTTTCTGCTTTTTTCTTTTTCTTTCCATACTGCTCTTTATGAATAAACGACAATGTATTAGCTGTAGTAAAACTCAATATTTAGACCCTCCTGTTTTGTTAGAAGAGTGTCTACCATAGTTAGGGTATCTAATACCTTTAGCAATCTTCCAAGCATCTTGACTCATTCTACGTCTTTGAGTTACAGATATTTGTTCTGCTTTCTGATTAGCCATTTGTTTCAATGTTAAGAAACAAGCAGACTTAGCTTCATTAAGTAAGTATGTAAACATCTGTACTGGTAAGTCAGGAGTAAATGTATCTGACATTGTAAATGCTACTGACCTTTTACCATGACTTTGTGTCTTACTGTTTTGCAATGTAGACTCTAAAGTTTTTAAGTATGCATCCATTACAATAGTTTCATCATCAAAAGATGTAAAATACTGTGGACATTTATCATTAAGTATGTTAAGAGTAATACCAGTAGTATCTGTAACTTTCTTTATGTTAGTAGCAGTACTATCTCTAGCATCTACTATATCCATAAAATCTTCTGGTAACTTATAATCTATCATTTGAAAGTTATCTTTATCTGTAGCTTTCTTTTTATTATTATACTTAATCCATTTTAAGTCAATAATATCTTCAGGTAACTTCATGTGAGTAGGTCTATCATCTGTACCACTAGCTGTTAATTTAAATAACTCATATAAGAATGCATAGTTCTTACCATCAATAATATTGTAGTAAGTAGTTTTAATTATCTGTGCTACTTGTAAAGCTTCTACACTATCATTAATGCTATTGACATCATCTGAGTCCATATCAGATAAGATGTCTTGAGTCATTGCTAGTAAATTCATTTTAGCCATAATTTATCCTATGTTGCAGTTATTGTTAATCCTACTTTTTGAAAGACCATATCACCAGAGGCTCCTGTATTTTGAGCATAGATTTCAAAGTAATCATTTGTAGCAGCATTATAAAAACAAGACCCAGCCATTTGAACTAATTCACCTGTAGCAGAAGTTACAACTGATTGAGAGCCAGCAATAACAGTTCCATTCCTATGAATTGATACCATTATATCTCTAGGTGAGCCTGAAGCTTGACTTACACTTACATCAAAATCAAGTTTTAATAATGTTGTTGCTGTTCCTGTGTATGTTAACCTAGCTGTAGTTGCTTCTGTAACTAAGCTACTATAACCTGAAGCTACTGTAGTTGGTGCTACTTTTGCAGTAGAACCACTATGAGCTAATGTATATGGAGAACCTGTATTGTAGAAATAAAACTTACCTTTTGGTAAAGCTAAACTATCTGTTGCTAAAGTAGACCATGCACCTGAACCAGAACCATTAGCAATATATACAGTCTTATTAGAAGCTGCCGCTACTCCTTTTGGTTCATGTAGGTCAGTTCCTGTAATAAGTTTATGTTGTATTGTCATAATGTTTCCTGTATTAAATTAGGGGTAAGCCCTCCTAAGAGGGCATTACCGAGGTATTACTTGTCGTATGCGAATTCTACGACACATCTTGCTTTACCAGTTAACAAATCGTCAGCTGACTTATCTACGATAAGTTGACCTGGATTTGCACCGATGCCTTTACCAATTAAAGCACCAGCACCGTTAACAACATTACCAGCTGTACCGATAGCTGTTTGAGTTGCCTCATCAGCTTCGATTAAACCGTTAACGTCAATATCAGTACCATCTTTCTGCTCAAGACCAACTGTTAAGTCAGTAGTAGTAGAAGTAGATGTAAATGCTTCATCGATATAAAGAGTAGCAGACACAATAGATGCGTTTGCTGGGATTACTTGTGGTAGGTTGCTGTTAAGAGCAGCAGGCAAATCATCAAAAGAGAAGTGCCATTCTGCGGACTTAACTACGCCCATTTTAGTAGACTCTTGACCACCATATTTATTTTTAGTAGTACGAGTACCATAATGATTTGCAACGCCACGAACTGGAGCCATTTCAATAGTCATAACTTTTCTCCTTAGTAAGTTGCTTCATCAGTTAATAAAACGCCTAGTGTATCAGCACGCTGAACACCAAACCCGAACCTAGAAGTAACCTGATATTTATCAGCTCTTTCTTCTTGGTCTCTCCAACCTTCTGTTTGCGGAGCACGTCTCCATGCATGCATAACAGGCTTACATGAATCATCTGCTACGCACATGAAGATGTTAGCCTTATCACCAACTTCAGCTGTATCATTAGCTAGGTCATATGCTGCACCGTTAATAGCTTCTGTTGCTGTAAGTGATGGTAAGAAGTTAGAAGTATAAATATCCCAACCCATAATGTTTCTTACGAAACGATGGTCTCTAGCAAAGCCTTCGTTAAGAACACCTTGGAATTGCGGAGTGTTATTAACAACTGTAGTTGCTGAGATTAATGTGTTAAGAGTTGCTTCTACGATAGGGTCAACAATTGCAATACGACCTGATGCAGGTGAATTAGCTTTGTCAAACGCTAGTTTCATAGATACAAAGTCAGCAAGAACAACATTTCTTGTTGATGCTCCAGCGCCACCAGCAATAAAGCGGTGAGGTCTATTATTAACTAAGTTAAGATTAGCTGCTGTTTGTCCGCCATTAGCGACAGCTAGAAAACGTCCTTCGTGGTTTTCACCAAGAGCACGTGTAGATTCCATAGCTCTCATAGCCATGAGTGTATCTACTTGTGAACCATCTTCACGTAGGTCATCAGTAACTTTCCAAGCATCACCGATATAATCAGTAATAGCTAAAGTAATGTTACCTGTATCTATGTTAGTAAAGTTCAATGGTGTATCTTCAGCTGCATCTTGAAGTGTTACAGTACCAACTGTTTTAATGTTTAGTGTTGTACCTGAACCGAAGTCTGTTACATCACGATACATTCCTTCTGGAAGAAGGTAGTCGTGTAAGTTATCAAGAATAAACT